CTCCCTGACGGAGCAATCCCTCGACGTTGCGCTGGCGACGTATAAGGAAGGCCCGCACCCCTCGATGACGTCGGCGGTTGCCCCGCTCGTCACGCCGGTTACCCGGACGGATTCTTCGACCAAGAGGGTCATCTCGGCCCGCGAGAAGTTCCAGGCAGACATGGCCAAGGAATGGCAGTCCCCCGGTACTTTCGTGGCGATCGCCCCCGGTACTTTGCTCAACGGCGGACTGAAGTCCGACCAGCTTGCCAACCTCTCTCAGACGGTGGGTGCGTAAATGACTCTCTCGATTGGTCAGACGACTTGGAACCTTTTCCCGGACAACGCGGAGCCGGGTCAGCTCGCGGATTGCGTGTACAACGAGGTCGTGTCCTTCGTTGCCGCTGAAGCCATCAACCCCGGTCGGTTGTGCGCGATTGCTTCGGACGGGCTTTCGGTCCAGCAGTTGCAACTCTCGTCCTCGTCCACGATTACCGGGGCGGTCGGCGTTTCACTGCTCCGGTCCGCGCGTGAGTCTTCGGGCTCCTACGGCGTGACCGCCTACGGCATCGGCGGCCTGGCGTACCAGGTTGGCGAGACCGTCCCCGTGCTTCTGCGCGGCCGAGTCTACGCCGAGTGGAAGGGCACCACGCAGCCCGCGTTCGGCACTCCGAACGTCTACGCATCCTCGACCACGGCCACGGACCGCGGCAAGTTCACCGACGCCGCCTCATCGGCTGGCGCCGGTACCGAAGTCGGCACGGGCCTTTCGGGAATCAAGTCCCGCCAGGCGGAAGCCGGCACATCGTCCTACATCCTCATCGACGTCAACCTCCCCGGAGCTGCATAACATGGGCCTCGAATTCATCTCGCCGGAACTGACCGGTAACGCTGGCCAGCGTTGTGATATGGCCGACGTGATCACGGAGGCGGCCCTCCGAGGTCTCGAGGCCCGGCCGGAAGACGCGAATCGCGTCGACGCCGCAGGCACCGCCTTCATCATGCGGTCGCTCACGGAAATCCAGGCCCGCACCTACGACGTCAAGTTCCCCGAGCTCACCGCGCGCAAGATCATCCCGATCATGACGTCGGTCGACCCCGGTGCCGAGCTCTACGCATGGCAACAGAGGAACTTCAACACGGCGGCCAAGGTCATTGACGACTACGCGGCCGACATGCCGACATCCGAGGTCGTGACCCAGGAGTTCTCGAGCCGGCTCTTCTCGCTCGGAACGTCCTACCAGTACTCGACCCAGGATGTGCGCCGCGCGCGCCTCGCCGGGGTTCCCCTCGAGACGACCAAAGCTCTCTCGGCCCGCCGCGCCATCGAGAACGCTGTCGAGCAGATCGCCTACTTCGGCGTCCGTTCGATCCCCGGTGGCGGTTCGCAGTCCTTGAAGTACGCGCCGGTTCTCGCCGCGCTCCAGAAGACCCCCTCGGGCGCGACCGACCCGCTGGCCGCCTACGGCCTCACGAACTTCCCGAACCTGAACATCCAGGTGGGTACGAATAACTGGACCAATCCGAACACGCCGCTTTCGGCGATTATGGCGGATTGGACCGCGATGCAGAACGCGATCTTCGTGGCGACCAAGGGTATTCACCGCCCCGACACCGTAGTCTTCCCGCTGTCCTTGTGGGCCGTGCTCGCTCAGCAGCCCCGGTCGTTGACTTTCACGAGCGACACGCTGTTGAACTACATGGTCGGTATCTCGCCTTTCATCAAGAACGTGTTCTTCTCGAACATGCTCGAGACCGCGGGCTACAAGCAGGACGGATCGACCATCGGCCCCTCCATCCTGGTGTTCGAGCGCAACGAAGAGAACGCGCAGCTCGTTATCCCCTTGGAGTTCGAGCAGCTCCCCCCGCAGTTGGTGAATTACGTGGTCAAGGTCCCCTGCCACATGAGGATCGGCGGCCTGCGAGTTTCGTACCCCGGCGCCTTCGTTCGGTGGGATGGCGCTGCGGGCTAACGACAAGTGAACGGAAAATAAGTAAACCCCGGTGGCCGAAAGGTAGCCGGGGTTTTCCGCTATAATAACGCAATGGCTACAACCTCCGGTCTCTCGACCTACGCGCAGGCGGCGTTGCTGAATTACTTCCGAGGCACGACTTTCCCGGCCGTTCCGGCGAACTTCTACCTCGCGCTGTTCACGACCGCCCCCGGCAACGGCGCGGCCGGCACCGAGGTCACCGCGGCAGCGGCGCCGACCTACGCGCGCCTGGCCATCGTGCCGAACACGACGAACTTCGGGGCACCGTCGGTAGCGGCCGGGGTGTCGACCATCGCGAACGGCGTCAACGTCATCATGGCCGCGATGGGGAACTCGGCCTCGATTACGGTCGTCGGTTGGGGGCTCTACGATGCGGCTTCGGCCGGCAACCTCTGGCTTTACGGTCCGATCGCGTCGGTTTCCTTCGCCGCAACAGACACACCTGATTTCACCGCAGGCAATTTGACCGTATCGGCCCAGTAACATGGCCAACAAATCCCTAGGAACTTCGGCCGCTTCGGGGGTCGTGACGACTACGGCGACCCCGACCAACATCATCGAGGGCTCTGGGGGCACGTCGAATCAAGCGCATTTCCAGGTCGAATGCTCTACGTCGGGTGTGACGATCTGGTACTCGGCGACTTCTGCGGCGCCCTATTCGCTCTTCGACTCGACCAATCCCGTCATCCCCCTGGCGCATGCGCGGGAACTCGCCGGGCAGATTTTCCGCTTCGTCGGCACGTCGACCTACAGCCATTGGCGCATATCCGCCGACGCTACGGGCACGACGATCACGTACTCGAAGACGGCCAACGGCACGTTCGTAGCCTACGGGACGAAGCTTCCCTGGATGCTTTTGCAGCGCGGTCTCGCCGAAGAGATTTGGCAAATCTGCGGGTCTTAGCCCCGCTAACATATCGACGGAGATTTCTCGATGCCCCTTTCCTCGGTTCTGAACGTTTCGGCGTCGATTTCATCGGCAAATCCGTCGGCCGCTGGCTTCGGTGAGCCCCTTCTGGTAGCTTACCACACCTACTACACCGACCTCGTGCGTGAGTATTCTACTCTCGCGGGGATGATCTCGGACGGGTTCAAGACGACCGATGCGGCTTACCTCATGGCCGAAGTGGTTGCTTCGCAATCGCCGTGCGTGCCCGAGTGGAAGATCGGTCGGCGCCAGCACCCGAACACCCAGACCTTGCAAATCACCTGCACGTCGACGTCGGCCACCGACATCTACGTTATCGGGCTGCGCCTCCCCGGCGCGGCCTCCTTCACGATCACGGGTCCCGGCGTCTCGGGCGTTCCCGGCATGGCCTCTACGGGCGTCCCGGCAACGGATGCGGCTTCGCTCACGACGGTCATCAATGCGACTCTGACGGCCATTGGGTCGACGCACACCGCTGCACACGTGGGTGCGGTCATCACGATCACTGCGGCTACAGCAGGCAAGCTCATCGACATCCAGTTCGACCGCGCGCACACGACTTTCGCCGATACGACGGTCGACGGCACGTTCGGCTCTTCGACGAATACAGCGACGGACCTCGCCGCGATCTACGCCTTCGACCCGGCTTGGTATGGGTTGGCGCTCGATTCGCAGTCCGCGGCCGAAATTGCTGCCGCGGCGGCTTGGACCGAAGCGAATGCCGCAGGAAACGCCGGCAGTATCTTCGTCTGGAATAACTCGGACGACATCAATGTCGCCGCACCGACGTCGGATACGACCAGTGCGTTTTACCACACCAAGAACCTGAACTATGCGCGGTCACCCGGTATCCACGCGCACACGTCTTTGCTGGCGTACACGGGCGCTGCTTGGATGGGTAACCTCTTCCCGACCGTTGCGGGCTCCGAACAATGGGCGTACAAGACGCTCGTCGGCGTACCCACGGATACCCTGACGGTTGGTCAGGTCGCCAACATCAACGCCAAGAACGGTTCGGTCTACACGGCCATCGCAGGTGTTTCGGTCACGCAGTTCGGCAATGTGCCCAACGGCGAATGGATCGATATCATCCGCGGGACCGACGCGTGCGTGAACACCCTGCAAATCCAGACCTTCGCGATGCAGCTCGGCAACAAGAAGGTGCCGTTCACCGACGCGGGTATGGACATGTACCGCGCGGTCTTCAATGGCGTCATTACGCAGTTCCAGGACTCCGGCTTCTTGGCGACCTCGCCG